TCGCTGTCGGGAGTATTGTCGTCGTCAAATTCATCCGGGAAGTTCTCCGGGTCGTCGTGTTCGTCGCCGAGGTCAAGGGCTTCTACTTCGCCGTCAACACCGGGTTCAAAGTCAAAGTGGTCGCTGAATTCGCCAGCGCGAAGTTCGCCTGGGCCGTCGTTGAACTCGTCTGAGTAGTCGTCGCTTGGAGGCCCGTCGAACCCGATGTCCTCGGACGTACTGGCGAACCCACCGCCACCCTCAAGATCGGGAGCGGAAAAGACTTTGTAGCGTTCTTCGTTGTTTGGGAATAGCATGTTAATCCTCGCTTGGGAGATCGGGCTTTACCCGTTCCACTGGTTGCGGAGTTCTGTCGCCGTATCCAGCCTGACGGTCGTACAGGCCAAGATGCCCCATGACCTGATTGCGGTGCTGTCGGGACTCCACGAGCAACGAACCCTCTTTATCGAATTGGGTCGGGATTCCGGCATCGCAAAGGCTTTTCGCGGCCTCTCCAACTTGGTCGGAACCCACGCCCATAGCGTCTGAGTAGTAGGGGTAGCACCCTGAAGGCGGAGTATTAGCACCCATTTCCCACAGCATGTCGGCCTCGCATGTTGGGCAAACCAGCTTCTTCGGGCGATTCTTGTAGTTCTGCTCGAAGTGTCACAGCGAATGGTCGTTGTCGCATTTGTACAGGTAGTTAGGCATTGGCTTTCTCCGGCATCGCGTTCGCTAACTCGGTGAACGTCTCATTCGATTTACGGGGGGTAGCGTTATGGCGGACATGCTCACGCTTGGTGTGCGCGGCCTGTTTCGGTCGGTCCTTGTTCGGCATTTCCTTCTCCGTCAGCGGTACGTCGGCGATGATGACCTCGGACAGCGACGGAAGGTTCAGGTCGTCACCGAGATTGCTCCACAGTTTCGCCACATCGATCTGGACACCCTGTTGCATAGCCATTTCAGCAAGGGGCAGATAGACCTCAGAGATAAGCCGGACAACCGTATTGGTTTCCTCTGCCGGGGTACGCGATTGCAGGGAGTACGGGTTCACATCGAGGCCGTAGTCCTCGAAGCCGCCAACCTTAGTCAAATGGTCAAACCGCGAGCTGATCTCAAGTCCGGGGATACCTTCCACCGTCTTTCGGATGGGGATGTCAACCAAGGGGTCGTCCCAAAGATAGAAGCCAATGGCCTTGATGATGCTACCCACGAAGCGCACCACTTCATCTGCCATGTCCCGGACCTGTTCGGACGACTTCGCGGCAAGCATCTGTTCCTGACCAAGCGTTTCCGCGCCTGTATCCAAGCCGGCAAGCGTGTCGAGATTCCCGGCGTTCTTCGAGAACAGGTCGGAGAATATCCCGATGACTTGCATGTTCCCAGGGGCAACACCGCCCATATTGATTTCGGAGATATTGTCTACGTGTTGCATCTTGATGGCGTGACCATCGGAGGCTTCCACCAGTCGCTTTGCGTCGTCGTCGGAACCGGAACCCACGGCTGTAACGGTCTTTTGTCGCTTGGCCTGATTCGCGGACTTCACGGTCAGCGTGTTCACGATCATGTGGAGGTCGTAGAGTTGAGCCACCGGAGGAACGGGCATGATGTTGCCGGGAACCTTATCGAACCCAAGAAGGTGATACGGCCCGGTTTCCACGCCATGCCATTCGACTTCGCGCAGGATGAAGTCGCACCCGTCCACGTAGGTAATCACGACGTTCTCGCGGGGGAGCCAGACATCCCAAAGCAACACGGTGTCCTTGAAGATGCTGAGGTCGCCCGTGTTCTGGGTCGTCAGGAAGTTGGTCTGTGTCTCGCCGTTGTTGTCGCCCTTTGTGACCTTGTACTGTCGGATCTTGTCGATGTCGTCGTCGTCGAAAAGGCCGCAGTCCTCAATGTCCTCAATGGTCATTGGGTAGCGGTTGCCCATAAACTTGCACTGTTCAACTGTCTTGGCGTTGGTGTCCCATACGAAGTCCTCGAACTCCACGGACTCGGCAAAGGGTTCGGAAACGTCGTGATGGATTCCGCCAATTTCCACGGAGTCCGAATAGTTCAAGCCGACCTTCACGATACCCATAGCGCACAGCGCGTCTACAATCGTGAGTTGGATCGGGTCTTTGAGGTACATATCCTTGATCTGGTAATTCAAGGCTTGCTCGAACGACGATGCCGCTGGCTTTTGTGAACGGATGAAGGTGTCCACTTTAGCCATCGGGTTGTTCGGGGCCAAATGCCGCTTCATGATCCGAATGAAGTTGTAGATCAGGTTGTTCGGTCGCGAATGATGCGCTCTGCCGTAATGTCCGCCGACGTACTCCTTGATGAAGGTCTCGCGGTTCTCGCGGAACGGGCGCAAATGGTCATACGACTCCTCAATAGCCTTGCGGAGCCGCGTGAACATCGGGTTTTCCGATGCTTCCTCGTAGCCGTAGTCCTCGTCTGGAAGTTGGGATCGTCGCATCAGTTCATGCTCCAATACTCGCCGTCATCCTGAGACTTCAGGAAGGAATGACGACGCGCACCAAAGGAATGTTCAGGGGCGTTCATCAGGTCACCCATCCGGCTTTCGTCCAGTTTGGGCTTCTGGTCTCGCTTGGGTTTTCGCTTCTTGAGGTAGACGCGGGTAGCCAGAGCGTCGGAAATCACTTCGTCACCGTGGTTCGATGCCTTTTTCGTGGGGTCATCGGAACCAGCGGCGCGGGAATGTTCTACCCCGGAACCAGCGAACACGTAGAACTCGCACTCTTTCAAGCCTTCGATAGACGGGTTATAGACATCGCCTGTCTCGAGAGCGGATCGGTATTCGGACAGCAGGAGCAGTTTCTTCTCCGCCGTGGAGTACCATCCAGCGCGTTTCGTGCGCTTGCTGGAGATATGGCGTTCGTCGGTGTCGAAGTACACATTGTCGTAGTCCAGAGACAGCACGGTTTTGCCGAAAAGCTGGCCTGGCCCGTTGCCTTCCCACATCATCGTTGGCTTCTCGCCGGAATCGCTGGTGAACCAGTTACCAATGGCAACCGCGATATACGCCAGAACTTTCTGGTCGGTGCGATTGTCCTTCCACAGAGCCACCTTGCCGCCCGTAGTATCGTCAATCACCGTGATCGCCGAGTCGGATGAACCACTGCCCGTCGATACGTCAACACCAATGGAGTACGTTCGATCACGCGGCGGATAACCAAGAACGGAAGGGTAGAACCAGAGCCGGAATCGGCCTTCTTTTCGTGCCTCGAACTTGGGGAGTCCTGCGGTTTCCCGGTCATAATCAATCTCCCCATACACCAGAGGCGGCTTTGTCTGAGACTTCAGACTGTCCATCTTCTCTTGGTTGAAGAACTGTGCGCCGGATGCGCCGTAGTCGATGTCCAACTCCTGACCGACCTCGAACGGGGAGCGTTCCTGGCACTCTTTGTCGTACCACGGGGAGCGCAACTTGCCCTTGGCATCTTTGTAGATGTTACGGGCTTTCTCGGGGTGACGAGTCCAGTGCATCGTGATGATGTGCTTGAGCGACATACGCTTTTCGTAGTGGTCGTTCCCCGTGCCTTTAGGAGTCGAGTTGAAGATGCGGCACTTCGTAACGTCTTTCGTAGCCGCAGAAACGGACGAACCGTTGTCGAAAGTAGCGTACTCGTCAAGGAACATCGCTGTGCGCCGTCCACCACGGCCCAAGTCGCCGTTTCGGGACTCGCCTGTTATTGTTGAACTGTTGTCGCCGTTACCGATGTGCAGGTTGTTGCGGATAAGCGGGGGAGTCATCCATTCCGGCATGTGCTTGTACAGGAAGTCCACCTTCCACATCAGGGCATCGGGGTCGTCTGTCTTGTCCACCAAGTCCTCTTTGCGGGACACGATCAGGAAGGTGCGGTCGCCCCTGAACAGCCACATCCAGAAGAACACAGCAAGACATATCCATGTGGCCCCCATGTCTCGGGACTTCTCAATCAGTACATCGTGACCGTGCTTAATGCAATACAGGAGTTCGGCAATGGCTTCGTCCTGATAGCGATACGTGATGAAGGGGATCTTGGATACGTCGTCGAGGCGGGGGTCGTAGGTGTAGCAAAACACGTTGATGAAGAAGCAGATGTCGCGTGAACACTTCTTCCAGATTTCCACCTGAAAGTCCTCGTCATGCGCGGCGCGTTCGATGATTTTGTTGCGGAAACGAAGGTTTGCCACGATACCGCGAGGGTACTCGGCTCGTTCGGAAAACAGGTTTTCAGGTATCTTCGTTATCTCTGTGGGCGCGCTACTAAGCATCCATCTGCCCCCACGGTACGCCGGAGGTCCCAGCCAGTACTTCTTCCTGCTCCACGATGGCCTCTTTGTAGGCTTTCTCGATAAAGGCGTTCAGTGTCACCAGTTCGGCACCATCGTCCTGTTTTCGGGACATGCGTTCGAGTTCGGCCTTGGTCGGCAGAATCTTGGGTAGGTAGACTTCGAGGAACTTGGCCTTAAGTTGGTTCGAGTCCTGGACATGGCAGTAGAACGCCCATGCGCCGGAACTCGGGCAATCTTCTATCGTCGCACCGCCATTGAGGTTGTTGTAGATCCAGAGAAGGTCTTGTCGAAGGTCGGTCGATGGGGGGAGTGAGGGCAACTCGATGTCGGACAGCACGGGTTCTTCGGCATCGCCTGTGACCAACGGCATGAACTCGTCACGGGCCGTGTCGTAGGCATCCCGCTTGGACATGCCACCGCCAGCCAGTTCGTCTCGGCGCACCAGAAAGCTATTGAAATGCTCTGAATCCCTGATGCGCTTCTGGAACTCTGAATCCGTAATCCGAAGCATAACCACCCCATATTCCGAAACATGACCGATTACTCACATTTTGAGGTAGCATAGCGTTCCAGTCTGGAACTGTCAAGGGGAAATTTACACGATTCCGGATTGTTGCAGTGGGATCATGGCGGATTCCATGACCATATCACGGTATTCCTGGACATCTTCAGGGGTCGTGATGCTGTGGATCTCGCCCAAGGTGACTACGGCTTTGCCGCCGAGATCTCCGTCCAAATGCCATATTTTCGGCGTGATCGGCATGATTATCTGCGCGTCGTCCTTGTACGCCCAGCCGTTCAGGGCATCGGTAGCGCACTTGGCGAGGTTATCGAAGTCGGGACGCTGGAAGGGTAAGTCCTTCTTGCTGGACTTCGATTTCGGCATGTGGAAGTCGATGATGGCGAACAGAGGGCCATCCAAGAGTTCAAACGATTTGCCGAACTTCGCGGCGAAACACAGCTTCACCCAGTCCTGATACTTCTTGGTCTTGTAGGGCGTGAACGTGCGCTGTGCCGTTATCCGCGCTCTGGCCTTGGGTACAGGCGGTCCAGGTATTTCGAGGGTGACCTTGCGAATCACGGCTGGCGTTCGGCTACAATCGCGTCAAAGTTGGCCCGTGAAGCCTCTACCGTAGCCGCAAGCGCGTCCATAGCCTCGCTGTCGTGTTCGGGGAAGTACAGGTTGTACAGCAACACCACGGCTTCGTAGCGGCGATACCAGTCCTCATACTCGCCGACGAATTCCTCGAACTCGGCATCGGTAATCGAAGGGTCGTACACGATAAACAGGTTCTTCGCGATCAACTCCAACGTCGCGATGGTCTGCTCCGGGTCTTGGTGCAGGGTATGCTCATCAAAGGGAAGCTGAAACCCAGCGCATCCAGCGAATCCAAAGCACACCAGCAGTAGGCAAAGGATAAACTTCTTCATTGGCTTTCTCCTTGTTGTACTTGAGTTGGGGGGTTTTCCGCCGAGAACAACGAAAGGAAATACTCGGGTACTCACCCCCCGGAGTGGCAAACGGTGAAGCAGAGCCGTTGCCTATGTGCCTCAGATTGTAACCCTTTGGGTCACACCTGTCAATCGGATTCGGTTACATTTCGCCGATGAACACATCCACGACATCGCTGTTCAGGTGTGCCAGCAATTCGTAGACGCGGTTTTCAAAGGCTTGCTCAACGGCATCGCGGTTCAGGATAGACACCGAGGCGTAGAGTTCGCCGTTCTCCCGAAGGTCAAGCATGAACCGGATGTGGACATCGAATCTGTCATCCGGCAAGCATGTGAACAGCGGGATGCTCAGGGTCCAGTCCGTTTTGAACCGCTGAGATCCGCTTTCGCCTTCGACCGAGAGTTCAATGCTACGCTCACCCTTGGAGTTCGCGAGTCCGGTGTTCTGGATCTTGAGATCCTTGGACTCCTTCTTTGTGTAGGACACCATCGAAAGATGGTGCGCGAGTTCGTCCGGCGAATACGGGTGCGCCAGTTCCAAGTTAAAGGCTTTCCAGACGTGAGAGAGCCGGGTGTAACCGCCAATGCCGAGCAGAGCCTTGTACTGCGGCGTGTACACGAACGGAACCCGCATAACGCGGTCCTTGCGGATTGGGTAGTCGTAATGGCACACCGCACCACAATCCACAGAGATAGCGATGTTCGCCGTGTGATGGCTGGTGTCGTTCTCGTTGCCCATGTTCTTGGGCACCATACGGGCGAAGTCATCCAGTCGGTTCACGGTGTACGAGTAGCCAGGATCAGGCTTCGTGTACACCTTCTCTTTGGGTACGCCGTTGTCGTTGACGATGATGAACTTCGATTCATCGTCCTCATGCACCAGCGTAGACCGGAAGCTGTTAAGCCCCATGTCACGCAAACACTCGATTGCGTTCTTGATCATGTCGTCACTCATGCTTCTTCCTTTCGTCTGCTTCATACAGTTTGGTTGAATCGGTTACAGTAGCACATGCGCCACGTTCTTGTCAGCATCATACTGCAAAACCAGGGCTTCCGGTCGGTGTCTCGGCAGGAAGTCGTTGAACAGCCTGACCTCGCCATGATCTCCCCAACGCGCCGAACACGAACCGTACATAATCTCTGCCTTGCCGTCGCGACCGCCCACAGACGGTCCCCACTCGTGCAACGGCCTGCACCGGAACTTGGCGATACCACGCACCTTAACAGGCAGATGCTCGCCCTTGTGGGCTGACGCGATGGCTTGACCGTAGATCGAGTCGCCGGAGTACGGGAACTCGCGTGACACGGTGTACCTACCCGTCAACTTCAAAGCGTCACCGTGCTGTATGTCGTCGCCAGCAACCATCGTCACAATGAGTTCCGTCACAGACCCGCCTGTATCCCCGTATGCCATCATTTCCCCTCCCGCCGTTTCGCCAGAATCGCTTCGGCTTGGTCGCAGTTATTGCCCCACGCGCCAGCATAGTGAGCCTTAGCAATCAGCCACTCTAGCAACTCATCCGGCACCCGCGTCTCGCGTAGCCTCGCGTTCTCTGCTTCCAACTCTGCGATGCGCTGGTCACGATCATCTAGGATTGGGTTGCTCATACCTCCACCTCGACCGTCAACTCACTTGGTGTCGGCATCACGATGCTGAGGGCGGCGGGGTCGGTTAGGATTACAGTCTCCATGCGTTTGCCTCCGGTGACGGGTTATACCGCTGCTGGTACTCAAAGATATTTTGTTGCCTCGGAAGCCCCATCCACTTTTGGGCGGCTGGGCGATCTGCGCGTTCAGCGAGAAGGATAGCCGCCGTTCGCTTAGACATGCCGGGTTGATTAAGGTGCCGA